ACTTGAAATTAAAAAAAGAAATAATGAATTTGCTGTAAAAGCAACATTAGAATCTTTACAGGTTATACAAGGTTTAACAGATGCTTTTGCAGGAAAAAGTGAAGCAAGTCAAAAAAAAGCATTTCAAATTAAAAAGGCTGCAAGTTTAGCACAGGCAACCATTGAAACTTATCAAGCTGCACAGTCAGCATTTGCAAGTCAAATGGCAATTCCAACACCTGATGCACCAATAAGAGCAAACATAGCAGCAGCCATAGCAATAGCAAGTGGATTGGCTCGAGTAGCTGTAATTGCAAAGACTAAATTTGAAGGTGGCGGTGGTGGTGCAAGTGGTGGCGGTGGCGGTGGTAACTTAGGAACATTTAGTCAAGGCGGTGGCGGTGGTCAGCCCCCTCAAGGATTAACAGCACAAAACACAGTAACTCAACTAAATCCTGATGGCACAGTAGCAGGACAAGGAAATAGAGAAGCACCACCAATGAAAGCGTATGTAGTAGAAAGTGAAAGTAGAGCAGTAACAGAAAGAGTAAACAAATTAAGTAATAATTCAAAAATAGGATAACATGGAAAATTTACCAATTTATAAATTAGTAATTGATGATAGTGATGAACTTGGTGTAGAATGGGTGGCATTAGTTGACACTCCTGCAATAGAGACCAATTGGCACGCATTTAAAGAACATCAATTTGAAAGTTACACAGACTATCCAAAACAAGCAAGTGAGAATGCTAAAATAGCTTTAAGATATGCAGAAGAAAACGGATGGGGAGATTGTGGAACTCCCGTTGGAAAAATTAGAGCAAATCAATTAGCTAATGGTGAAGCTATAAGTAGAGATACAATTGCACGAATGGCTGCGTTTGAAAGGCACAGACAAAACTCACAAAAAGAGTTAGGAGATGGATGTGGTCGTTTAATGTGGTTAGCATGGGGCGGAGATGCAGGCATAGAGTGGGCGCAAAGAAAATTAAAACAAATTGATAATCAAAAATTAAAAGAGGGTGTTCCACATTACACAAAAGACGGTAAACTTTATAATGGACCAACTCATAAAGATGCAAATGGTAGGTTAATGACTGGTGCAGTACATACAGAAGATAGCGAATACTTATATCATTATGATGAATTAATTGTAAACCCAAGAGCAGGTGAAAGCAAAGATGAATTTGTATCACGTTGCATTTCTGTTGAAATAGGAAACGGAAAAGAACAAGAACAGGCTGCTGCTATTTGTTATACTAAATGGGATGAACAAAACATGAAAGGGCAGTTTAAATTCTTTGCAGATAAAGAACGTAGATTAATTAGCGGTGCTTTAATGATTTCTGATTTACCTATTTATAGAGCAGATGAAAGTGGAGAATACTATGTAGTATTTGACAAAGAACAGATTGAAAAAATAGCACAGCGTTTTTTCAAAAAAGGCTTTACTCATAATGTAAATATGATGCACGATTCAGAAAGACAAGTTGATGGAGTTTACATGGTTGAATCTTTTATTATTGACAAAACAAGAGGCATCAAAACACCTGAAGGCTATCCAACTTTAACAGAAGGATCATGGTTCGGAACTTTTAAAGTAGACAATAACGAAGTTTGGAATGACTTTATTAGAACTGGAGTGTTTAAAGGATTTAGTGTTGAGGGTGCTTTTGCTCATAGAAAGCTAAAAGATGCCCCTGTAAACGTTATCGAATCATTAGCCGATAGAATACACAACTTAAGAAAAAAAGTGGCTGAGATTGCAACTAAATGAATTTAATGTACTTTATAAAAAAACAAGACAATGGAAAATAAAAAACAAACATTCAAAGAAGTTTTTTCAGATATGAAAGAATTATTTAAAGATATTTTTCAAGACGAAGTTAAGGACTTGAAATTTGCTGACTACAAAGCAAAAGATGGTTCTATTGTTCGTACTGATACAGAAGAAATCGCAATTGGTTCTAAACTGCAAGTTATAACTCCTGAAGGTGTTATGGATTTACCAGTTGAAGTAACTGAAATGGTTATCATGGTAAATGAAATGCCAATGAAAGTTTACGTTGAAAACGGAGTTGTAAAAGGCATTGAACCTGAAGAAGTAATGGAAGAACCTGTTATGGAAGAAATGGCATCCGATAATAACGAACAATTTGAAGCAAAATTTGCTGAATTAAACGAGCGTTTATCAAAGTTGGAATCTGCATTAGGTTTATCAAATCAAGCATTAGAAGCTGCAAACGCTTCAATTTTAGCACAAACAGATTTAAACAGAAAGTTATTTTCATTGATTGAAAAAGTTGCAGATGCTCCAAGTGTTGAGCCTAAGTCAACTTCAAAAGAAAACTTTAAAAAATCAAACACTACAAGTTTAGAAGAATTTAGAAAAAAAGTATATAACTATTAACCAATAAAACAAAAAACAAAATGGCATTTTCATTTGATTCAATGACTGCTTATGTTGAAGAAAACAGAGCAGACCTCATCACCAAAGCGATATTAGGTGGTGTAACTTTAGGAAAAGGAGTTGACATCCGTACAGGAATTAAGTCAACAGAAAAAATCCCTGTATTAGAAAGTACAGTACCATTCCAAGCGGAAGCGTGTTCATTCACAACTTCAGGAACTACTACTTTTTCACAGGTATCTATTGCAACTGTAGGTATTAACTTTGCAGAACAATTCTGTTTAAAAGACTTAAATACTTACTATACTCAAAAGTATTTACCAGCAGGCGCAAACAATGATTCTTTATCAATTGCACAAAACATTATCGACAGAAAATTAGCACAAGTTGCTAAGAACGTTGAGAATATGTTATGGCAAGGTAAAACAACTTACACTAACTCAACTGTATTAAAACAAATGAACGGTTGGTTAGCAACAATTGACACAGCAGGAACAGCAGTAGCAGCAACAGCATCTACTTTGAATGCAACAAACGTATTAACTATTTTTGATGACGTTTATGCAAAAGTACCAGCTGCTGCAATTGCAAATGAACCTATCGTTGCTTTCTGTGGATATGATACTTTTAGAATTTTAGCTGCTAAGATTACATCAACTTATGGTATCTATGGTTCTCAGTACACTACTGATAACGTATGGAACAATTGGGAATTAATGTATCCAGGCACTAACATGAAAGTTGTTGCAGTACCAGGTATGAATAATGATAATCCAGTTGATACAGGTTCATTACCAACAGCAGTAAGAAATCGTATCATTGCAACTTACGCTTCTAACTTAGTATTCGGTACTGACTTACAATCAGACTTAGAAAACATCGAAGCATGGTATTCAAAAGACGATAGAGTTTGGAGATTGTTTGGTGCTTTCAGAGCAGGTGTTGCTGTGAAATTCATCGATCACGTAGTACAATACACTAACGCTTAATATTAACCAAGGGAGTGTAACAACTCCCTTTTAAAAATTTAAAACATGCCTTGTAATATTATTGAAGGATTAACACTAGACTGTCGCCAAGGTGCGGGAGGTGTAAAGAAAATATATCTTACAGAGTTTGCTAATGTTTCAACAATTACAGCTTCATCAGGTCAAGTTAGTGGAATCACAATGGTAGCAGGAAAAAAATTCTGGACTGTTGAGGTTGAATTAGAAGATGCACAATTTGACGAAAATGCTACTGTATCAATTGAAAATGGTACAACTTTCTATGAACAAACATTAGTTTTTTCAGTTTATAAAATGACTGCTAAAAATCGTAATATTGTTCGTTTACTAACACAAAACAGATTGATGGTTATTGTTCAAGATGCAGACGATGTTTATCACTTAGCAGGTGAAACAAGAGCAATGCATTTAACAGCAGGAACTTCATCAACTGGCAAAGCAATGGGTGATAAAAATGGCTACTCAATTACTTTAACAGGAAAAGAACCTTTACCTGCAAACAAAGTAAATTCAGGAGTTATTTCAGGCATTATATAATTTTCCTGTTCGTTTGATTGATTCGAGAGGTTGCAGAAATGCAACCTTTTGTTTTTATGGTACTTTTTAA